AGTTAACGATATTTCAGAAACCGCACAGGCCTATTCTTTTGATGGTAAACTTTTATGGGAAGTTCCGGCTCTTGCTAGAGGCCAAGGATCCGATATTGAATTTAGACTTGTAAGAACCGATACTCCCCCAGGAATCTATAAAATCGGACAAATTTATAAAGATTATGAGAGAGTTGGCGCCAATCCGGCTTATGATAGAACCTTGGCCGCTTATGGTTGGTATTCTTTTGACATGGTAGAGCTTGAAAATCAAGAATCAAAATACGGTCGATCTGGTATTATGCTTCATGGGGGTGGGTCTGCCGCTGGATGGAGTGGGGCCTGGGCACCAAATCAACCTCTTTTTGCGACCCATGGTTGTGTAAGAATGAGAAATGTTGATCTAAGAGACAAGGTTCTACCCCTAACAAAAACCGGAACTGTTTATATTTCTGTTTATCAAGAGGCAAATCCTGCAATTCAACCCACAACAACTTCTGTTTCTAAACCACCAGTTTCTCAACAACAGCCGCCTATTAAATTCACTGATGCCGCCAAGTTTTATAAAGAAGAGCCACAACAAGTAGATGCATTTGAATACCTCCAAAAAAATACTTCTGATGAAGTGCAAAGGGAATTTGAGAAAAAGTATAGAAATAAATCTCAACCACAACAATTAATCACCAAAAACCAACTCTCTCGGGTCTGGGATGTTTCTGAAGCAAGTATTAGTGACAGGGTTATTAATGATTTAAATAGGTGTCTAACTCAATTTAATATAAATACGCCTAATAGAATACGTCACTTTATTTCCCAGATCTCTCATGAGTCTGGTGGGGGGAAATGGATGAAAGAACTTGCTTCTGGTGATGCTTATGAAGGCAGAACTGATCTAGGAAACACCCAACCAGGCGACGGAAGAAAATTCAAAGGCGCGGGATTCATCCAGATGACAGGTAGATACAACTACCAAAGGTTTGCAGATTTTATTAAGGACCCAAGAGTAATGGAAGGGGTTGATTATGTTGCCCTGAATTATCCAGCAACTAGTTCTGGTTTTTGGTGGCACACTAATAAAATGAACGAATTATGTGACATTAATCCAACCGTCGAGCAAGTAACCAGAAGAGTTAATGGTGGCACTAGAGGTCTTGCTGATAGACAAATGTATTATAATAGGTGTCTTGAGGTGTTCTAATGTCCGTCTTAGAAGTAGTCAGATTCAGGATTTTTAAGGGAACGGATTTTGAAGAACCCTTTCAACTGTTCCAAAAATCCCAAATAAAAACTCCGATCAATCTGACAGATTGTACGGTTATTGCAAGGATAAAAAAATTCCCGACATCGGCTACTTTTGAAACGTTTAGTATTGTTTATGTTAATCGCGCACAAGGTCAAATAAAATTAACCATGGATAACCTAGTAACCTCTGATCTAATAGAAGGCCGAAATTATTTTGATATTTTTGTTGTTTATCCAGACGAGTCTATAAAACTAGAAACGAAAGGAACCTGTCTTGTGGAGGAGACTTCTTATCACGGGGTATAAATTAGATATTCTCGTTCTTTTTAATCCATTCTTTTAGTTCCCGAACATAAGACCTCAACTGATCGGCCTTCTCCAAGTGCCATAAATCGCCATTTTTAAAATATTCTCTATTGTGGTTATCGATGGCCTTCAGTAAATTGTGAATCGGGGCGTTCCAGTCTTTTCTAGAATCAGTATCAAATTCTCTTGGCATTAGTCATCTTCCATTTTTGTTTTAAGGGCAATAATAGTCGTCAATAATGTCAAGATGGCCTCATAACCCCTTCTCTCAGATTCTTTACAATCTAGTGAAGGTGGGTTTTTAAGTCCACCCATTACATTGGCCCGGTTAATGGATCCAGGCACCAAGAAATTACATGATATAAAATTTACTCCGGTGAAACCTATTATGGATACACAGATAATGAAAATTAAATTGGTTAATGTTTTTTTTCTATTATCCATAATATTAACTCTTTTAATTATTTAGATTTTTTCCTAAATAATCAAAGGTTCGCCAATTTTAAATGCGACTGTACCAAACGTCTCAAGATCTATTGTTTAATCTAGAAGCAACAACAAGTTCAGAAGCAAGAAAAAAATGGAAAGAATCAATAAAAGAAGAATGGAATCATGAGTGCGCCTATTGCGGATCTTCTGAAAACTTGACTTTAGACCACATAACACCTAGAACAAAAGGTGGTTCTGATCGAATTACCAATATTGTGTGTGCCTGTAATGAATGTAATCATTCTAAGGGACATCAATTTTGGTCTGATTGGTATTTAAAACAAGATTTTTTTACAACAGACAGACTGTCTGAAATTATTAACTGGCAAAATGGAAGACGATAGTACGATGCTCCAGACACTTAATGAGGTGTCTGGAGCGATTATTGGTTATTTAATGATTATAGTCCCACTACTCGCTCTGCTTTAATGGACAGAAAGCAAACTGACCACTCATTGCACAATTGTCTGTTTTTTGTGTTATTATTTGGTTTCGTTGCATTGTGTACCATGTCAGAATTACGTTACCAGATTTCTCGTCTCTGGCTCCCTTTTCAGTATTGGGGGCAGCTTATGAACTCTTATGATCCTATTACTAGGGAATATTTTTATAGCTTAATTAATGGTAAATCGTGATCCAAAAAAGTCATCTAAAAAAGAGTATTCTCGATCAGGCCATTGCTGTTGCCATGGCCTCGGATGCCCCTAAGAAAATGGGAGCCATTCTTCTTAAGCGAAATAAGATCATTTCGGCTGCGGTCAACGATTATGAAAAGACTCATCCGGTCCAATATTGGGCAGCCCAGAATGCCGCAAAGATCTTCAATGATGCTTCTCTTGCAAAAAAGCAGTATCTTCACGCTGAAATAAAAGCCTTACTAAAGAAAAGGGAAGATGCCGACACTATTATTGTTTGTCGTGTTGGTGGACATGGCAAAAAATACATAAGAAATGCCAGGCCATGTAGACTGTGTTCAATTTATCTTATAAAAAACGGAATTTATCATATCCATTATTCCACTAATGATGGATTTTTATACGAAAACTGGAGCGATTAATTATGTCACTTGTTTCACAAAAAGACCGAAAACTTGCTATTGAGGCATTGGAGTTTTATAAAAATTCTGACTTACCACAAGAAAAACGAATGGAGCTAAATGCCCTGATTAATTGGCTCAAATTAGAAATTTATAAGAACGAACCGGTTTAAGAACTGGCACATAGGCCTTACTTTAAGATTCATCTGTGCTATATACTATGGATGTGGGATAGACCACGCCAAACTTAAAATTCTAAGGAGTTTAGAATGAAAAAATACGACGCAATTGTTTTTATTGGAAGATTTCAGCCATTTCATAATGCTCACCTTCAAATTGTAAAAAGAGCATATGAACTAACTGATAATCTCATTATGATTATAGGTTCTCAGTACAAGCCAGTAACTTATAAGAATCCACTTCAAATATCGTTAGAACATCTAACTACTAATAGTTATTGGTCGGCAATTCGACAGGCTATTCTAGGTTCTGTTAATTCTGAAACAGAGGAAAAATATTTAGAAATCGAAATTCAAGAAGATATTTATGGTGATGCCAAATGGTGCGATGCAGTTCAAGAAAAAGTAAAGTATTGCACCGAAACTCTTGAATCTCATGGTAAAATTGGTATCATCGGTTGTGATAAAGACGAGACTTCTTACTACTTGAAGATGTTTCCTCAATGGGAGCTGATTGAGGTTCCTCTTGAACAAAATCTAAGTGCAACTCAAATTCGGGAACTTTACTTTGTAGAAGAGCCGAACATGGACTTTGTGAAGAGTGTTGTTCCAGAAGAAATCTTCAATTATCTGAATAGTATGAAGAGTTCTGAATGGCATAATCACATTGTCAATGAGCGGAGATTTATTGAAAAGTATAAGTCTCAATATGCATCTCTACCTTGGCCTCCGACTTTTGTTACGGTAGATTCTGTAGTCTTTCAGTCTGGTCACGTTCTGATGGTCCGTAGAGACGCTTATCCAGGTAAAGGATTAATTGCACTGCCGGGTGGTTTTGTTGATGCAGGCACTGACGCATCTATAGAAGATGCTATGATACGAGAACTCCGAGAGGAAACCGGTCTTAAGGTTCCTTCTCCGGTTCTTCGTGGTTCAATCAGAAACAATCACGTTTTTGATTCAATTCACCGAAGCAGTCGTGGTAGGACAATCACTCACGCATTCAATGTTGTTCTTCCTGATGGAGAACTCCCAAGAGTAAAAGGTGGTTCTGATGCTGATAAGGCATTCTGGATTCCTTTCTCTGAACTTGACCCAAGAGAGTGTTTTGAGGACCATTATCAAATTATTCGCTACTTTATATGAGGTAAACTTATGAAAACAATCAAAGGAGATCTAATTAAACTTGCCGAACAAGGCGAATTTGATGTTATCATTCATGGGTGCAATTGCTTTCACAAGATGCGTTCTGGACTTGCAAAACAACTTGCAGACCGTTATCCCATAGTAGAAGAAGCAGATAGGAAAACTAAGTTTGGGGATAAATCTAAATTAGGTACTGGGAGATTTGTTGGTGTAAAATCTAAAACTTCTGATATTTGGTTTAATGTGTGCAATGCTTACACGCAATACAAATGGAGTTCTGGTTCTGATGTATTTGAGTATGATGCTTTTCAGAAATTTTTAGATTATCAAACTGAATCTATTATTAGATCCCAACAACTCACAAAAGAATTTAATCTTTCAAAACTTAGATTTGGATTTCCCCAAATTGGTGCTGGACTTGCTGGTGGTGATTGGAGTAGAATTTCCAAGATGATTGAAAAGTTTTCGGAAGATGTTTCTGATTATGCTGATGTCACAGTCGTAGAATATCAACCTTGAGGTAAAAAATTATGCCATGCTTTACACCGGAACCTACGCAAGAAGAAATTAAACTCGAACAAAAAAGTAATAACAATAAAAAATATGGAATTAATAAAACTAATTCTGAATTAATTACATATTTGTTGAATATGTGTTGTGAAATGGGGGAAGTAATTTTTGAGCTTCATATGCAACATAGACTATCTGATGATACTTTGGCATGGTATCAGCAACATAGAGATAGAGATGATAAGGTAAAGGAAATTCAAACTGAATTATCTAAATTAGCCTTAAAAAAAGAAAGTCTTGAGCGAGAACTTAAGGCATTGAATGCTTGACAGGTGTTAAAGTCATAAAAACACAAATAGGCGATAGACGCCTAAATTAAACCTATCATTTTAAGGAGTTTAAAATGGACCTAAACAAAAATCTAATTCTCAACTCGGATTCTTACAAGTATTCTCAGTTTAATCAATATCCCCCACAGACAGAAGGTGTATTTTCTTACATTGAAAGTCGTGGTGGTCATCACGATGAAACTCTCTTCTTTGGTCTTCAGATGTTTCTAAAAGATTATCTAATGAAACCAATTAGAATGGAAGATATTGATATTGCCGAGGCAATTATCCAGGCTCACGGTGAACCATTCTACCGTGGTGGTTGGGAATACATTGTCAAAAAGCACGGAGGACATCTCCCTGTAAGAATCAAGGCTGTTCCAGAAGGATCCGTAATTCCTGTCAAGAATGTTCTGCTTACAATTGAAAACACCGACCCAAATTGCTACTGGTTAACTAGTTTCTTAGAGACTTCTTTACTTCGTTCGATTTGGTATCCGACGACAGTTGCGAGTAATTCTTATAATTCTAAGAAACTCATTCTCAATTACCTTATTCGCAATGGAGACCCGAATCTTATTGATTTTAAGATGCAAGACTTTGGATTTCGCGGAGTGAGTTCCTATGAATCCGCAGGAATTGGTGGACTAGCTCATCTAGTCAACTTTAAAGGAACTGATACTGTTGCGGCGCTTCTTTATGGTAAAGAATTTTATCACGAAGACATGGCGGGCTACAGTATCCCAGCATCAGAACATAGTACTATCACAAGTTGGGGTAAGGAGAATGAAGTTGAGGCATATCGCAATATGTTAAATCTTCACGCAAAGCCTGGTGCTCTTCTTGCTTGTGTAAGTGATAGTTATGACATTTACAATGCTTGTGATAAACTTTGGGGAGAAGAACTTAAAGAGCAAGTAATTGAATCTGGGGCTACCTTGGTGGTCAGGCCAGACAGTGGAAATCCAGTAGAAGTTAATCTAAAGTGTGCTCAAATTCTTGATAATCATTTTGGAAGTACTATGAACTCTAAGGGTTATAAAGTTCTAAATCACGTCAGACTCATTCAAGGGGATGGTGTGAATTATGAAACTATTGACCGGGTTCTTCACGTCTTAGAATCAAATGGATACAGTTCGGATAACATTGCCTTCGGTCAAGGTGGCGGATTGCTTCAACACGTAAATCGTGATGATTTCAAATTCGCAATGAAGTGCAGTTCGGTAAATGTAAATGGAACCTGGCGTGATGTTTACAAAGACCCTGTAACCGACCCAGGCAAAACATCTAAAAAAGGTAGACTTCAGCTCATCAAAAATGAACAAGGAGAATATCAGACTGTTCCTGAAAGGCCCTGGAATAAAGATGAGTTAGTAACTGTTTATGAGAATGGTCAACTTTTGGTTGATTATACTCTTGAGCAAGTAAGAATTAATGCAAGCCAATGTTTGCACAATTTCTTTACTAAAGCAGAATGACAGCTTTTAAACTGGCACATTACTCTTGATTTATCAGGAGTAATGTGGTAATATTATGGGGTGGTTGAGGCCATCCTATTTTTATGATATAAAATGAAACCATTTCTACATGGACGCATTCATGCTCAAAAGTATGGAGGTTGTCCAGACGACTATGCTGACATTGATGACTTTATTGATTCCACAAAATCTTGTGTCCCCGATGTAAGACACCGAGCAATTTTGCACTCTTCTTTTGGTTGTTTTCTAGTAGAACAATTATTTGGAAGAACGCGAACAAACTCTAGTGGAGTTGAATATTCTCCTAGAGATATTGCAGAAGATCACATCATACAAGATTTGGGTTTTATTCCGACAGTTGAAAAATATCTCAACTGTATGTCAATTGAGCCCTGGATGTCAGGAACAGCCAAAAAGTTTAACAACAAAAACAAAAAATTTATTCCATTGGAGGATTGATTATGGATTATATGGAAAATATGAATGATATGATCTTATCATATCGCAAGTTTAAAGATGAAATTCAAACAAAACTTAAGACTGCGTTTAAGAAAAATATTTCTACATTGTTTGAACAAAATCCTAAACTAAATGCTATTGTTTGGACACAATATACTCCATATTTTGCGGATGGAGACCCTTGTGTATTCAGTGTAGGAGAAGTATCATTTACAAATGCAACTGGTGATGATCTGAATGACATCAGTTACGGTGAATATGACGGAGAAAATGAAGATGTTGTTTGTCTGAGTACTTATACAAGTTTAGATAGCGCATGGATAGATGAAAAAACCAAAGTATATGCCATGGAAATTGATTTTGATTCATGTGTGCAATTAGGAAAACTTATGGAATCTGACGAAATGGAGGACGCCATGCTCGCCACTTTCGGTGACCACGTAAAAGTAATTGCTACACGAGAAGGGTTCGATATCCAAGAATACGACCACGATTGATTAAGTATAAATACCTCAGGTTTAAACAGCTTGAGGTATTTTTTAATGATTAAAATTAGATGTAGAATGTGTGGAAATGAAGTACATGGTTCTGGAACCTGCGGGTGTCCTAATATGGCATCTATTCGCAACGATAAAATCACGGCCCTGGATCTGTCTCAGGTGGTTATGCTTGAGACTTATGAAAAAGCCTCAAATAAGCATCTGACCAATTCGGATCTTATGTGGCAAGAGGAAAGGAAACAACGAGGAGTAAAAAGGTTGGACTTTGAGGTTCGATAAATAGAATTAAAAATGCTCTATAAACAATTTCTGTTAGAATCCAAAGAAAAACAAATTATGTCTTTTGCAAAATTTGTAAAGGACTATCTTGGCCTAGATGATCTACCAGAGATTGTTGTTATCAATGATCCAAAGTTTTCTATTGAAAACAAGACCTTTGGATGTTTTGATCTAATGAATGACATTATAAAGATCCAGGTGGCCAATCGCCATCCATTAGATTTTTTTAGAACCCTGGCTCATGAGTTGGTTCATTATAAACAAAAAATTTCCGGGGCAGAAATGTCCGGGGACACAGGATCAAATTGCGAAAATGAGGCCAATTCTGTTGCTGGTGAAATTATGAGACATTATACCAAAACAATTCAAAACCACGGGTACTAAACATTGGACGAAAAAACTTTAGAAAATTGGAAAAAGATCAAAGAACTTATGGAGGCATCGGGCAACACAAACAACCTGTATTATAAAAGAGCCTGTCAGATATTAAAAGGCGGTGGTGATCCATTAGAGAAATTATTAAACGATGATTAAAGAAGAAGATTATAGGGATTTATTTGAGAGAGTTTGGCATTTAAAAGTGCAAGAACTCATGCATGAGCCTTATGATGATGACATGATCCACGACGATTTTTGGACCCATGAAAACCAAACGAACTATCTTTGATTGGGCGAAAATTGCCCTGATTATTGAGGCGATTATTGAATTTATTTCTAGGGTGTTTAAGATTCCCAAGGATAAATTATGGCCTCTAGTTGATGAAATTCAGAGAGAACTTTATAAAAGGGGTTGGATTGATGATACGCTCAATGAGTACATCATAAAAACCCCAGAACTTCTTGATCAAAGAGTCGAAAGGGATGTTGATAAGGCCATAGAAAATTATGAAAAGTTAGAAGAACCCGAACCGGTTAATATGGTCAATGAGATTATTTTAAAAGAGATTGAGTCTGGTGATTATACCGAAGAGCAAAAGAAGATTGTTAAGGATGCTGTTTTTTATGAGAAAGAGCCTGATGGGAGTAGTGCTCAGAGTCTTTTAGGTGGGGAAATTGGCATAAAGGCCCCGTGGGTCAATCCGGATCAAAAGTAAATGCTATAATAATCACCATCTCGTTCGACAATTGCCGAACAGGTATCGACAAAATCTCCACAACACATGTAAGTAATGTCATCAAATTTTCTTATGTTGTTGTGGTGAATATGTCCACAAATTACACCATCAAAATTTTCTTTTCTTTGTCTGCAATAATTTGTAATATTGTTTTCATATTTGTCTATGTATTTCTTGCCGTTTATGGTATTTTTTAAAAAGTACACCAAGGAGAATCTAAAAAATCGATTTAACCATACACTTAAGGGAGTTATAAATTCATACCCTTTATTGAAAATTAATTGTTTCCATGAACCAGACGAGTATTGGGAGTATTTGTCGCCATGAACACATAAAAACTTTTTACCTTTAGAATCAATGTGGTTGTACTCATCAACCATTTGAAAGTTTTTATGCTCAAAATTACAATATCTCCGGATTTCTCCTTCGTGGTTACCTAAAATGTAAATAAGTTCGGTTCCATTTTTTAGGTGATTTAGAATTTCATGAATACATTCAGTGTGCTCTTTTTCCCATGGTGTCCCATGCTTCTCCATACAGTATATGTCAATTATGTCACCAACCATTATGAGTTTTTTGGTTTTTATGGTTTTTAGGAAGTTTAGGAATTTTTTAGAATTACATCTATTCGTTCCAAGATGGACATCAGAAACAAAAATGGTGTCGTAAATCATTTGGTTTTTTATTGGGGATTCTGACCTATATAGACTGTAACGGGATGTAGTAGAAAAGTATAACTTCACTTTTGGGAAGTGAAAAAGAGGGGGCAGTACCTTCCATCCCGATTGGACAAAAAGTCCAAAACACACAAACACAGGAGAAAACCAATGACGCCTTATGAATTACGCTTTCAAATTTTTCAGGAAGCCAGACTGATTGCTACTGAAGATTTTTGCAATAAAAAAGATGCTGCCAAGGAAGGCACGTACACTCCATTCCCTACAGTAGAACAGATCGAAGTCCTGGCTGATCAGATTAAGGATTTTGTTGAGAAAAAGTAGACACTTTTTAAACTGTCTACTTATTTGGTTTTTATGGATTTATTGGGGTATTATATTGAAAGTTGTTAGGGATTTATGAAATCAACTGAATTTTGCTATTGGCTACAAGGTTATTTTGAACTTCGTCGCGGCGAGGCTCCTCTTACTCATGAGCAGGTAGAGATTATTGAGAGGCATCTTGCCCTGGTTTTTAAACATGAAATTGATCCGTCTTATGGTCCTCCTTCTCACCAGAATCAATTAAATCAGATTCACGGTGGCGAACTTATGAGGTGCTGATTATGACTGATTTATCTCCTATTACCCAGACAGTCTGGGACGCTGCTTGGACAAATTGCCCAGTCCAATGTGGTGACATTAAAGGTACTCGTCGGTCACAGATCGCTGCTGCTCTTCAAGCTGTTGCTGACCAGTGGAAAAACGAGATCCAGAAACAATCCAAAACAGAGTTTATAAGTGGAGTCCAAAATTGTATTGATGCTCTTAACGAAATTGCCTCTGAGCTAAAAATTGACTATATTATGGATGAATACTCTGAAGGTCCTCTTAGTGAGTTCAACGATGGAGGAATGCCACTTGGATAACCTCTCTCCTTCTGCCCAGGCGATTCTAGATGCTTATTGTGACTTTGAAGCAGCAAATATTGATGCGATGGCCGCCGCCCTTCATACTGCCGCACTTCAGATTCAGTTTAAAGATCGACTTGGGTTAACTGCTTATGGAGGACATGCTCAGGCACAGGATCAACTTCTTGCTATTGCTGGTGAACTTATGAGGTGCTGATTATGAAAGACATTTCTCCAGATACTCAAGTGGTGCTCGATGCAATAAAGGCCACTTATGAAGTAGATGAACTTAGTTATCCAACAGACGAACAAATTGCCGCTGCTGTTCTTCGCGCTGCTGCTAATCAGTTGAGCTACGGCCATGGTAGCTGGGTGGGAACAAGTGCAATTATTGATGAAGACAAACTCCTCGCCATTGCAAACCAATTAGAGAATATCTAATGAAAGAAGAACAATTGTTTAATCGCTTTAAGGCCCTGACTTCTGAAATTATGGACACTGCTGCCGTTGTTCAGAATGATTATGATTGGCTGATTCTTAATCGGGCCGTTACTTTTGATCAGGTGAGAGAGGAATATTGGCGGTTTTTAAAGCGGATCGATGATCATAAACGTGAGTTAGATTCTTTATCTACTGACGTTTGTGGGAGGCTTTCGGAGATTATGCAGGATGATCAACTGGCACATGCTCCTTGATAGATTTGATAAGGTGTGCTTTAATTAAAGGGTTGTTGAGATTAAAATGAAAAAACCTGAACCCCCTCCTGGCCGACTTATCCACGAAAGTTTTCTACCAGAAGATCCAAATCCTATGAAAAACTATCGTATCAAAAAAGTTGTTGAACGTGGAAATACAATTTACTATGTTCAACGAAAATTTTTGTGGTTTTGGTGGACGGATATATATCAACCTAGCCACATTAAACCTTTTCTAAATGAAGGTCGAGGGTTTCTTGGCCAGGGTTTCTTTCTCACTTTAGAACAAGCAAAAGAAGAGTTACGTAGTGATTTAAAATTTAACGAATCTCTCAAGCGTTTAAGTAAAACTAAACCAGAATACATTTATGATTTAACTTGATCCCGATTGCTAATTATGAAATTTACACTTACTGAATCTCACATAAAATTACTTAGATCTATGTATGTCAGTTGGAGTCATTGTGAGTATGGTGCTCCAGAGATTGACCCCAAAAGACCATATGGAAATAGTTTTGTGGGGGGTGATATTCATGAAATTTTAACCGGTGAATATCTAGATAGCGAATTAGATGATGATTTGTCTTATGAATATTATAAGTTACATAAAGAAACTCAAACTGCTCTACAAATAGTTTTAAGGACAGGTCAATTTGAACCGGGAGAGTATTTGACTTCGACTCCTTATAAAAGAGATTGGAAGTTAGTTACTGAATCTGATCCACTTTTTTAACTGGCACATGCCCCTTGACAAATCAGGCGATGTATGTAATGATAAAGAGTCTTTAGAATAAAAGACATTATTAATTAAATTATAAACAATTATGACGCAAGACACATTTATTACATACGAAGAATTTTTTAAAATTCCATCATCATTTCTAAAAACTCCGAAAGAAGTTTTTGAGATGAATGTAGAATCTTTAACGCCACAAGAAAAGAATTTTTATGAGCATTATAAAAAATTTTTTGAGACTATGATGGATTTAAATACTTTAAAAATATTGCAAGATCATCTAGACAATGAATATATTTTGAAAACTGAAAAAAGTAGATTAGAAAGAATTATTCAAAATCCTAGTTAAAAACTAAGATGATAGGCCACTTGATCAACTGGCACAAGCCCCTTGACAAATCAGGGAACATGTGGGATACTTAAAACGTGGAAGTCGTTAGGTCCATAACCTAAAAAGACGCCATTTTAGATGAGACAGCAACCCTATGCACTAAACCGTTAATTTAGAAAAGCAAAAAACTCATCTAGCCTAAAGTTGATACAGCATACAAACTGTCTCCAAAACAACTTAGGTAAAAGACAACTTACCAATCAACTTGTAAAAACTATGACTTTTATTACTGCTCTTAAATCTGAACTGAATACCACTGAGACTCTTAATGGAGCCAAGGCCTATAAGTCTACTCTTGATTCTTGTGTGGATCTTTTTGGCCAGATTGCGGCTTGTCGAAATGACATTAATAAGGCCCAAAAACTTTTTGCTCTTGCTTTTAAGGAAGAGCCTGAGACTGCAACCCGTATTCTTTTCTGGGCACGCGATATTCGTGGAGGTCAGGGAGAACGGTCCATCTTCCGTCAACTTTTCAAGTATCTTGTTGAGGAAAATGGCGGAGTTGGGGTGAAACTAGTTTCTCTTGTTCCAGAATATGGTCGTTGGGATGACTTGCTTGTTCTGGAAAATACTTCTGCTTGGGAAACCGTTCTCAATGCAATTCAGGCACAACTTGATCTTGACCGTCTTCATCTGAAGACTGATGGTAAGGTTTCTCTCTTGGCGAAATGGCTGCCATCTATCAATGCTTCCAGCAAAGATAGCAAGCGTCTTGGTCGTAAGATTGCGGCCCATCTTGGTCTTTCTGAAAAAGAATACCGTAAGGTTCTGAGCAATCTTCGTACTCAAATTCGCATTGTTGAGCAATCAATGTGCTCCAAAGAATGGTCTGCAATTGACTATTCCAAGGTGCCTTCCCGCGCTGCATTTATGTATCGCAAGGCATTCCAGAAGCAAGATGGTGAGCGTTATGCCCAATATCTGAGTGCTGTTGAAAAGGGTGAAGCAAAAATCAATGCTTCAACGCTGTATCCTTATGATATTGTTGAACAGTATCTTTATAAGGGTGCCCGCAATGATAAGTCTATTGACCTTCAGTGGGAAGCACTTCCCAATTTTATGGAAGATAAACCTTTCAACGGTCTGGTAGTTGCAGATGTTTCTGGTTCGATGTATGGTCGCCCTATGGCGGTTTCTATCTCTCTTGCGATGTATATTGCAGAGCGCAATACTGCTCCTGTATGGAAAGATAAGTTCCTGACTTTTTCAGAGAGCCCTGAACTGCAAACTGTTGTTGGTTCTACCATTGGTAAGCGTATTGAGAATCTTTCCCGTGCGGCCTGGGGTATGAATACTGACCTTATGGCAGTGTTCAAGACTGTTCTGAGTGCCGCAGAGAGCAACAATGTTGCACCTGAGGATATGCCACAGAAACTAATTATTGTTTCTGATATGCAGTTTGATGAGGCATGTAGTTCTAATAAGAGAACTAACTTTGAACAAATTCAAAAACTCTACCGAAAGGCAGGTTATGATATGCCACAACTGGTTTTCTGGAATGTCAATGCAATTGGTGGCAACGTTCCTATGACTATCCACGATACTGGCACTTGTCTTGTGTCTGGTTGTAGTCCTTCGATTCTTAAGTCCATTATGACTGATAAAGTCGTTACCCCGGTTGACACCATGAACGATACCGTTTATAGTGACCGTTATGCGGCTATTGGGGAGGTTTTTGCTTAGATAAATAAACACATAGATGGTTCAGCAATTCTCATATGTTTTGGGTACATAAAAGACCATCTAGTTTCCGGGGAATAGCCCAATTGATAGAGGCGCCGTAAAAATGTATCTTGTTAAGATATTAACCGCAATTATACGCTTTGGGAGCCGGTCCAGTGAAAGTTTGAATCTTTCTTCCCCGATTTAGGTGATTCAGCAATTTAATTACTTGCAATGTAAAAAAAATCATCTAGTTTTAGTCGTGGTTGAGGGGCCACTTATCGCAAAATTCTGGAGAAATCCGGTCTTTTGATTAAATCCTAATTTTATTAGGTTGGCGGGTTGGCCTCCGCTGATTCTCTTAAAATATAATTGAACGTATGGAACTAGCGAGAGGAAAACTCTTGAGGGAACGTAAGCAAAAAAAAAGGTGATTTGTGTTCAACCTGCTTACTACGAGTCAATTATTAAAATTTTGTTGGGATGTAGGCCTAGAAGCAGCCATCATCTAAGGAGTAGAACACGCACCAGAGCTGCAAAATGCTTGCTAATGTCGGGCCTATAGGTGGCATATACAAGTGATGTGGTGAGGGAAAATGTGGGTTCTTTAGGCGTAGTAGCACACCAACACTAAAAGTATCCTTTTATAAATACATTATAACTATTAAATCAGGAGGTGTTTAAATGTCAAGTGATTGGGAAATTCTAATGTCAGACTGGGTTTTTTGATCCAGGTCTAAATAAAACCGATAGACATGGTTCTATCAACAATAACCCCTTTGTGAAAATTGGGAATTTTTAGGAATTACTGGTTTTTATGTTTGGGGTTTTATGGTGCCGAAGCTTAATGGATAAGCAGCTGTCTTCTAAACAGTCGTTAGTGTGCGTTCGAGCCGCACGGGCACCGCTGAGTATAAAAGTCTAATAAAATTCGACTAAATACTTTTACCTTAGATAATTCGCACTTCTTTAAGGTAAGAATTGGGCTCTTTTTGAGCCCTTTTCTATTATAAATAGTATTGCGAATTATCTAAAGGAGCGCAAAGTTTATGGAAAAAGAGTATCTTGAATCCCTCGTAGAGCAGGGATTATCCACGAGACAAATATCTAATATAATAAAAAAAGGACAAACTACTGTAAGATATTGGTTGAACAAATATAATTTAAAAACAAAAAATAAATCATTTTCTGATGGATATTCTGGTTATAATGGTCATAAAAAAGTAAATAAAGATAATCAATTTTGCTCATGTTGTAAAGTAAAATTAAATTCAAAAAATTCTTATATTAAAAAAGAAAGAAAAAGTTACTATTCATTATGTAAAATTTGTTTTGCAGAATATACGTTTAAAAAAAGACTTAATTTCAAAATAAAAGCCCTAGAGTATAAAGGAAATTGTTGCGAATCGTGTAGTTATAATAAGGACATAACTGCTTTAGAATTTCATCATAAAAATCCGGCACAAAAAGAAATAACCCCCGCAAAACTTTATCATAAACCATGGGAATTTGCCCAGCAAGAATTGGACAAGTGTTCTGTTTTATGTTCTAATTGCCACAGAGAAGAGCATCATAGATTAGATCAGAAGAAAAAAATGGAGAAAGAATTTTCAACTAATTTTACTTCGTCTTTTAGTAATTTTATACTTACAGGTAAGAATACAGGAGAAAAATCATGTAGAAATTGTGATATTATTTTAACCGAAGATAATAGGGCTGCTGGTAGCCATAGTAGTTATTGTAAACCTTGTGATAGTAAAATGGTTATGCAAAAAACAATAGACGCAAAACAAAGAGCAGTTGATTACATGAGTGGCTGTTGTTCGGTTTGTGGTTATGATAAATGCCTAAGAGCCATAGAATTTCACCATTTAGACCCGGATAAAAAATCCGAAACTTATAATAAAAGATTTACTTCTTGGGGTTTTGAAAGACAGAAAAAAGAATTAGAAAACTGCATAATCGTCTGCTCTAACTGCCACCGCGAAATTCACTCCAAAGACGAACATAAAACCCAATCCCAACCATGAACTACTCCCTCTGCTTCCTCCCACTAGCAATAATCATCATAATAACCAAACTTTCCCTACTAATCTCATCAAGCATAAACGAATCTAAATATGTCGAACAAGAATCCAGAAAACCCCCAGGCTATCTCAGATTGGTACACCGAAAACGGCCTCCCAGAACCCGACTGGCGGCCCCATAAAGACCCGGACCAATCATAAAACTGTCCACTAGCCCGACAATTCCATAGAAACTAGTCTATACTTATAAAAAGTCAACAATCTGGATGGAATTAACTAAAGGACAAAAACTAGACTTAGCACATGATCGAAACACGTCACAAGAAATTTTAGAAACCTTGGCGACTGATAAGGATCGTGATGTTCGCTCCTGGGTTGCAAAAAACCCAAACACACCACCAGAAACCCTACAACTCCTGGCGACTGATGAAGATCGTTATGTTCGCTCCTGGGTTGCAAGACACCCAAACACACCATTAGAATCCCTAAAACTCCTGGCGACTGATGAAGATCGTTATGTTCGCTCCTGGGTTGCAGAACACCCAAATACACCATTAGAATCCCTAAAACTCCTGGCGACTGATGAAGATTCTTATGTTCGCTACTGGGTTGCAAGACACCCAAACACACCACAAGAATCCCTAAAACTCCTGGCGACTGATGAAGATCGTTATGTTCGCGCCTGCGTTGCAAAAAACCCAAACAGGACCGAAATTATCGAAAGACTAGTCTTTATGACTGATTATCAACAATCTAATTAAAACCACTCACCAATGTCACTGACTTCTAAATTCAAAAAAGACATCAACACCCTCAAACAGGCCGCAAATTGCGAACTCCATCTAGGCATCAAGAATCCTAAACTATATAAAAAGGTAAAGAGATACTACGAACAAAATGGAGTTGTTTTCTCCGGAGAACCCGAAGACGATTATGAAATTTTAATTGATTACCTTTATGAAGATCTTGTAATGCAAGTAGTCTAATGGACTTTTCTACTGTTCTCAGATATCTTGGGAACCTGTTTTTAATTGTTGGTTACTACATAATCTTATGGGGCGACATGAAAGTTGGCCTTTTTGTCAAGACTGTCGGGGGATTATTGCTTATCCCTTCTTTTGTATTCTTAAAAATGTGGGATGCCCTGGTTCTTTGTGGATTCTTTGCCGTGATTGAGATTTCAAAACTACTTAGCCTATTAAAATGATAGAAAATTTTTCTTGGTATGAAAATCAAAGAGATGATTGGAGACAATATGTTCTTTCTTTGGATGACTCAAATATAGATGAAATTCTAGGTGCAATTCCTTCGGCCTGGAATTTTCCACATAAAAGTCATCGAGAGTTTGCTGAATGGATCATAAAAACAATAAAACCCAAAGTAACAGTAGAACTAGGGGTAGATTATGGTTATTCCTCTTTCATTATGTCCCGGTGTCAAAAAAATCCTGTTTACGGTATTGATTGTTTTGACACATCAAAACATGGAATCAGGATCGATGATGATCATCAATTCGTTTTAGATGTAAAAGAAAAACTAGGTCTTGATAATCTTAATATTATTAAAGGATATTTTGATGATGTGGCCGAAACCTGGGACCAAGAAATAGATTTACTTCATATCGATGGTCTTCATGATTATGATAATTGTAAAAATGACTTTGAGACTTGGTTTCCTAAAATGTCGGAAAATGGTGTTGTGATTATGCATGATACTATTTCGGCACCTGAAGGAGTTGGGCGATTTTTTAACGAATTAGATTATCCTAAAATCAACTTCACTAATTCTTTTGGTCTAGGTGTAGTTACAAAAAATGCTAAATTAGTAGAAAAAATAAAAAAAGCTTTTTATGATTGGATTTAATCATCTAGGTCATTTAGGTCGGCTTGGAAATCAAATGTTCCAGTATGCCGCACTAAAGGGAATTGCGGCAAATCACACTTACAATATCTGTATTCCCCCATCAAGTGGAAATAATGAATGGTCTGAGCATCAGTTGTTTAATTGTTTTAATTTATCAACAATCAATCAATTAAACATTCAATATATTGATCCTGACAGACCAGTACTTCAAGAGAAATCTTTTTGTTTTGATGAAGAACTTTTCAATACTTGTCCTGACTGGATCACACTTCATGGGTTTTTTCAGACTGAAAAATACTTTAAACATATAAAGAAAGAAATTAAAAAAGATTTTTCCTTTAAATCTGATATTTTAATGTCGTCACAAGAGGCGATTTTAGGTTTAAATAACCCTATTTCTCTGCACATAAGACGAATTGACTATTTGACTAATCCCAATCATAAGGCATTGTCTTTAAATTATTATAAAGAGGCTCTAGAGCGATTTGATAAAGATCAGATAGTAATCATTTTTTCTGATGACCCGAAGTGGGTGTTTGAACAAGAATTGTTTTCTAGTGATCGTTTTATTGTTTCGGAAAATAATTCTAATTATATTGATTTGTGTTTGATGACATTGTGTAAAGGACATATTATTGCGAATAGTAGTTTTTCTTGGTGGGGGGCCTGGTTATCAGATAGTGAAGGGGTTATTGCTCCTTCGGGTTGGTTTGAAGGCACTAATAATTCCCACCTAGATACTAAAGACTTGATTCCAAGTGAATGGGAGATTATTTGATGAACGTTGCTATTATTTTTATTGGTACGGCCAAGTACCTGGATTTTCTTCCACTTTATTATGAAAAGTGTGAAGAAAATTTTTTGTTAAATTCTAACAAGACATATTTTGTTTTTACTGATGGGGATATTCCTGATCCACCAGAAAACATGGTCATTTATAAACAAGAACACTTAGAATGGCCGTATATTACATTAAATCGATTTGAAATAATAAACCGAGCCAGTGTAAAATTGTATGAATTCGATTGGCTGGTTTTTATGGATGCTGATACTCTTGTTGTTGATAAAATTACAGAAGAAGAATTCTTTAGTGATAACCCATTGTTTGGGGTTCATCATCCGTGCCATTATTTAAAGATGCCACCACACGATAAGCCGCCTGGGGCATTTGAGACTAATTCAATTTCAACGGCCTATACCAATGATTATTCGATTTATTATCAGGGGTGTTTCTGGGGTGGCAAACTTCCTGGGGTCATGGATCTTATTGATGAACTAGAAGAATCTGTAAAAAAAGATTTAGAAAAAGAAGTTATTGCAATATGGCATGATGAAAGCCATCTAAATCGCTATTTTGCAAAACATAAAGAAAAGGTTAAGATTTTTGGCCCAGAATATGCTTATCCAGAAATATTTGCCCCTTATTGTGAATTTAAACCAAAAATAATACATTTAGCAAAAAATAATTTAATTCATCATTCATGATCATGGAACTTTCTGTTTATTATCACATCTGGTCTCCAGGAGACACAGATATATGGAAAATTATTGTTGACGAACAACTAAAAAGAATCTATAAAAGTGGATTACCCGAATACGCAAATATTAATTGCGCAATAAATGGAGTTCAGGCCTCTAGAATAAAAGAGTTTGTTTCAATTTATAGTTGGCTTAATGTCTTAGATTGCCGTGATAACGATGAGGAATATGAGGGGTTTACTCTTAAGCATTTATACGAGGACTGTTTAGGTGGGAAAATCAATAAGGTTCTTTATCTTCATACAAAAGGAATAAGTCATTTTTGTGGAGTAAGAGATCAGTATTCCGATAGAAAATTTCGGGCCGTTAATAGTTGGAGGCACCTTATGGAGGCCGGGTGTATTGATAATTGGGTCAAGAATGTTGAAAAATTAAATAAATATCAAGTATCCGGGGTAAATTATTGTCTGGATCCTTGGCCTCATATGAGTGGAAATTTTTGGTGGGCCAGATCAGATTATATTTCGTCTCTTCACCACCCAACAAAAAATGCCTTTAGAGGAGATTCTAGAGATTTTGGCCCAATAGAAAGGATGAATTTTGAGAAATGGGTAGGAATGAATAACCCAACCGTTCATTCTTTTTATAATCCACCTTTTAGCTATGATTTTAAAGATTTAATTCCAGATGTTCGGCCAACTCCTCCCGGAGAACCTCATTGGTTTTGGCTTTACAGAGATGACATTTTCCCTCATTATATTGAAAAAATATGACTGTAAAATTTGGTTGTTTTCACACAGTATATGAAAACAAAAGAGCAACTGAGTTTGTTTTAGAGCAGTTCAGGAAATATCATCCTGATGCCCCTTATACTATTTGTTGTGATGGTGGAGTGGATTATTCGGATCTGGCCAGAAAATATAATTGCAATTATGTTCATTCTTATATGAGAATTGGGCGACGAAATAGTGGCCATCCATCTGGAATTTATGGATTTACAAAAGATGAGTCCCTTCATTGGATTCATATGTTCAGAGAGGCGGCCATTCATGTAAAAAATGGGGGTGGGAGCCATATGATAATGATGGAGGACGATGTTCTGACTCAGGGTGAGGTTAAAATTGATCCAAATTGGCAATGTGCCGGATTTGACGTTCCTGGAAATAAAATATCTCCGTCTTTAATTGAATACATAAGGCAAAGATATGGAGCAACCCCAAATGTCGATTGGTACGGAGCCGGGGGTGGAAGTATTTTTAACATTAATACTTTTTTAGATAATTATCATCAAATATATGATTTTATCGATTTTGAATTTGAATTTATCTTAAACAAACTTGATTATAGGTTTGGTTGGTTAGATCTTTATATGCAAATCGCATATTTTATTTTAGGGAAAGACTATTCAATTAATACAAACTTGACCGAGGTTTGGAAAACTCCTGATTATAAAAACACCAACTTCTCCCTTGTCCACGCATACAAAGAACTTTACTGATGAACATTGCATTAATTGGACCCGGAATTCTCCCTATCCCTCCAGATGGCTGGGGTGCGGTTGAAAGTTTAATCTGGGATTACTCTTTAGAACTCTCTGAATTGGGCCACGGTGGAATTATTACTAATACACAAGATTGGGACGAAATTCTACACGATCTAAATTCTGACCATTTTGATTTTGCTCATCTCCATTATGATGTTTTTTATCCTTTGCTTGATAGAATAAAAAATGAAACAAAAATAAAAAAGATTGCGATGAGTAGTCATTATCCATATATTGATCAACCTCAGATGCATTGTCAGGATGGGTATGACAAGATTTTTGATTTTATTATAAACAATAATCAATACTACATTTTTTGTATTTCTAAGAAGGATTATAATATATTTAAAGAAAATGGGGCCAACGAAGATCTTTTAATTTTATCAGAAAATGGGGCCAATCATAAGAGGTTTAATTATACTGTAAATCCAAATAATACAACTAGGTCTTTATATCTAGGTCAAATTTATCATAGAAAAAAGCAATGGCTCTATCAAACAATCGATTGTATTGATTTTGTAGGAAAGATAATGGGCCAAACCCCATTTAACACTACCAAAAATTATCTAGGAGAATGGTCTGATGAATACAAACGAGAGAATTTCACTCATTATGGTAATCTTGTTCTGTTGTCTGATGGTGAAAATGGAACTCCTTTGGTCGTTAAAGAAGCCATGATTAATGGCCTTGGTGTTGTAATATCAAAATACGCGGCCCATGACTTGACAGATGATCTTCCTTATGTTACAGTCATACCAGATGATAAGTTAAAAAACATTGATTATATAAAAGAAAAAATTGAAGAAAATAGAGAAGTTAGTCTTTCTATGAGAGATGAAATTCGGCAATATGCTATTGATAATTTTTCATGGGAAAGCCTTGTCAAACTATACTCAAAAAATATAGAAAAATGCGAATTTGTATTTTAGGTCCTAATTCTCCTATTCCTCCTACCGGTTGGGGAGCGGTTGAAAGTCTTATTTGGGATATGAATAAAACTCTTATTCAAATGGGACATGAAGTAAAGATCATAAACATTGGAGATCCTATTCAGATCATTAAAGAAATCAATAACTTTAGACCTGATTTTGTTCACATTAATTATGATGATTGGATTCCAATTTATCCATATATTCAATATCCATGTGCGATAACGACTCATTTTGCATATATAACAAGACCAGAATTTATGGGCGCATATAAGAAAAGAGTATTTGATTCTTTTTCTAATATAGTTCCTATTATATTTGGCCTTTCTAATGAAATAAACAATATTTATAATACTGTTTGTTCTATACCAGATTCAAAATTATTCTTAAATCCAAATGGTGTAAATTTTAAGGCTTTTGAAAAGACCAACAATCCAGGATTTCCAGATAGTTCAATTTATCTTGCAAAAATAGATTCAAGAAAAAGGCAATATTTATTTCAATCTATCGAGTCTTTATTTTATGCTGGAAATATTGCTGATAATAGATTTGATAAATCAAAAAATTATCTTGGAGAATGGTCTAAAGAGCACCTTTACGAAAACCTTACTAATTATGGTAATCTGGTCTTATTATCTGACGGAGAGGCACATCCTCTGGTTTGTTTAGAGGCCTTTGCTGCTGGTCTAGGTGTTGTTATTTCCGAATGGGCTGCTGCCAATCTTAATTTATCTAAGGGCTTTATTACTGTAATACCTGAAGAAAAGATTTGTGATGTTAATTATGTTGAGCAAAAAATAATCGAAAATAGAGACTACTCTATTAAAAACCGCGAAGAAATTCTTGATTATGCAAAAGAATTTGACTGGCAAGTAATTTTGGAAACCTACTATATACCAAATATAACAAAAGTGATCAATGGACAGAAATAAATCAGTTTATAAACTTCATAATTTTGGCCCGGTCTATTACATCAATTTAGACGACCAACCAGAAAGACGCGAGTTTATGGAGTCCCAGTTTAAGTACTGGGAAATAGAAAATTATACAAGAATTTCTGCTTATGATGGGCGCAATGATGATCTAGGTGACATTATCAAAGGAAAGTATCCCGATAACGTCACACCAGCCGAGATCGGATGTTTGACGAGTCATCTAAAGGCCATTAAGTACTGGTATGATAATAGTGATAGTCCTTATGCGGTTTTTATGGAAGATGATTGCGTAATTATTGCTAATTGTTGGAATTTTACTTGGCAGGAGTTTTTATCTAGAGTAAATTACGCATGGGATGGATTGCAATTAGCTATAATCTGCACCGGAGATCTTCATTTGCAAATTCACAAACATCAAATGAATGAATTTTCTACTGCCTGTTATGCCATAACAAGACGATACGCAAAAAAATTGATTGATCTTCACTGTAGAGACGGTAAATATAAACTAGATCAAGATATTCGACCAAGAGCCGTAGCAGATGATTTGATTTATGGCGCAGGAGCAGTTTTTTCGGTTCCTTTATTTTTATATAATTTAAAATTGGGTTCTACTATACATGAGGACCATGTGGAAACATTCCATAAAAATTCTTATGAGGGTCTAAAGGCCTTCTGGGAAAATAAGGGTTCCGAATTATCTGTGGAACAAATTACGAATTATAATCCTTATTTCAACAGCGTCATCGGGTCTTCTGGTCAGGGGGGTTGACAGATCGACAGGCCCGTGCTATCGTAGTGACTTCACCTGAGTCCTAAATACTTCCTCGTTATGAATCAGGTGAAATAGAGCCAGAGATGTTGCCTTTAGAACAGGTAATGCCACAACATCAATCTGGATGTCGAATTCAATTAAAATTAATGCTTTTTTCTAAAAAAATTCTAACGACTGTAGCCTGTGGTGCAATTGGGGCCACTATTTTTGCTCCTATTGAATCTCAGGCCATTTCTGTATCTCAATTTGTTGACCCATCAGTTAATACAAAAACCGAATGGGAAACTAAATTTGAGCAGAAATTTCCCAATTATAAGATGCCATTGGCGAGTGTTTATCGTGGGGAAGCATCATTTTATGGGCCAGGGTTTTATGGTAATAGAACCGCAAATGGTGAAATTTATAGACCAGGTACTATGACTGCTGCACATAAAACACTTCCGTTCGGAACTCGTGTACAAGTTACGAATTTGAATAATGGGAGATCAGTAACCGTAAGAATTAATGACAGAGGACCATTTGTTGGAGGGCGGATCATTGATCTTTCCGAAACAGCCGCAGATGCAATTGGGATGAGAAATTCTGGGGTTGCTCCTGTAAAGATCCAAATCCTAAATTAAGGCCATGGTCCCGACAGTAGAGGAAGTGCGTTTTGTTGAACCAAACTTTGAAGAAGTTTTTATTCAAAACCAAAACGCATTCAATAAGTACAATGGTCGAAGGAACAATTGTTCTAATACAGTAAGGAAATTTCTTTCCTTGCTAGGTATAAATACCGACAGAGTTACGGCCTGGGCCGACACGGTTCGTAACCTTGGCAAAATTATCTACAACCCTAATCAATTGCAAAAGGGTGATATTGTGGCCATGGGGATTCCCGGCGATACTTTTCATGTCGGTGTTTATTTTGGAGACGGGAAAGTTCTCCATCAATCGGCAATGAGGGGTTATAAGGTCGGAGTCTTCAATGACATTAATGCCTTTATTAATTATCATCGAGGATTTTATATTGTAAGGCCCTTCATAAATATCCTGGAAAATCAGTTTTTTGTTTTTCCAGAAATGGTCTAAAATTAAAGGGATCTAGTTAGGTGCTAACTCAGATTTAAACGACTCGACGCCTCCCGCTGCAGAAAGCGTATCCATTAGGTCGGCGCCCATAAACGTTCACATTCATTCATTATAGGAGACATTAAAATGAACAAATTTGGTTTTACACAATTCAGCGAAGTTCTCAACGGAAGATTGGCGATGATTGGTCTGGTAGCTGCGCTCGGGGCCTATGCCATGACCGGGCAAATTATTCCAGGTGTGTTTTGAAATGGGTGAAGTTATTTATATAGCGGCATTGTCATCATCTATAGTGGTGTCGTCGCTGATAATTTTAAAGGCGGTTTTCTCAAGAGAGCCAGTCCCCAGCCCTTTGATATTAGCATCTCTAGTACTTACGACGATTTTAGTTTTAATGAAGTTTCTTTGAGACTTATTAAAAACAGGGGCCTTGTGCCCCTTTTTTCTAAATAGAACAACTAGATTAAAAAATAATGGGTGGATTCATTTCTGATTGTGGTAATTACGGTGTTTTTAGGTTTGGAAAGAAACAATGGATGGTGGTTTATCGCGGCCAACAGCTAGACGTTTTCAATACCATTCCTCAATGTAGGAAGTGCATTAAAGAACATAGTGCCAATTTAGAAACTGTCACATCTAAACCGACTCCTAGTAAAAATACTGTTAAAATAAAACCACGTTCCAAGAGAACCAAATGATTTCAACAAAAGTTAGGCTACAGCTAGAGGAGATTTGTAATCGAATCGAAAATAAACAACACGTTTCTTTTCCTGATATGGTCCTGATTGAAAAATGGTCTAGGGCCAACCGATCAGTGTATGATATGCTCCAGAAGGCCCGCAGGAGGGCCATTCAGGGACCTGTAGAAGAAGGAAGTCTAGATGACTTCCTGGATCAAATGAATCTAGGAAATCCGGATCCTTCTAGCCATATTACTGGACAAAGTAGCATCGATGACCTGGCTGATTTTTTCAAAAACGACAATGACCATATGAGACGAGATTAATGTTTTTAAATCCTTATTACTCTGGTCTACTTTTTATCTTTTTCATCCTGGCCGCCATGATGCTTATTGATAAAAACGTGGCCGACTATTTTATTTTGGTTCTCAGGATTGCCAAAATAACCCTTGAACGTTATATTTGGATGATCCGCTTCCACCCTAAAAACCCAATCACAAATTTTATTATGAAAAGGCGATATGCTAAAATTGCAAAAGAACTCCACCAAGATCTGAATAATGGACGAAAAATTTGATTTATCATCCTTACAAACAAGGATTAATGACATCAAGAAAGATGGTCAGGAATCTGCCGATTTCACCATTGAATATCTTGAGTGTCTTATGAGGCGACATGATTTATGCCAGTCAATTCCGGATGATTATGAACTTGAAGGGGTTCCAGAAACAATTTTTGAATCCATTAGAAAGGAAGAGGTTCCGAGTAAAGAAGAAATTCTACTGATGGATACTGATACCCAGAACTTCTTTCTTTTTGAAATGATCTGGATCTGTGGAATGACGGCAATCGGGTATTATACTTCTGATGAGGAACTTGAAGAGGGTGAACCAGGAACATTAGATTCCATTTTGGCAATGTCAAGTGTTTCTCCGGGTCATTGGAGCGCCTGTTATTTGATTGCTGTCCTGGCCCTTCTTATGGCCAGGGTTCCGTCAGAAGACATGATCGCGGCTATTACTGATAATTTTTCAGACTCACCTGAACAAATTCAGACTAATATGAATCATTTTATTGAATTCTCGGCCTCGGTTCTTTTTAGACACACTGAGGATATTGTTTATCACGATGAGTAGTCTGGATCCAACGACCCCATGGTATGAATTCTTGAGTTATTGTGAGTGCTGTTATTCTTTAGGGGTTACTCCTTCAGTTTGGCGATTTGTTCGCTACAATCAATACTTCAAAAATGAATTCAAAGAAACAAAAACCTGAACAAGTTAGTCTAGAACTTCCTCCTTTCCACATTGCATTTCCAATAACCCTAAAATACAATGATCGAGGAGTAGAAAAGGTTTGTTACTTTTCTTGTAAGGAGCATTTACAATCCCACATCACAAGATACAAACTCAAAAAAGACCAAGTAACCATTACAAAAACAGGAGAAAAAAATCATGGCACTATCTGAAAAAGTAGAAGACAAACTAAAAGAGGCCGAAGGGGTTCTTCGGGATTCTCTGTACTGGGCAGCCAAAAACGAAAAGCCTGGGACTATTCACACTATTTCCAAAATCATCAACGAGCTTGACCATATGATTAAGATGGACAAGATCAATGACAAGATGGAAGACCTGATGAAAAAACAAGGCGGCGACATGTTTGGAGGCCTGTTTGGATGATTAATCACCTCACCGAATCCGAGCAAGAAGAGCTTATCGCCTTGAAAAGGGCCATTAACGACAATGTGTCCTCGGTCCATTATGATAAAATGGAACGCTTTACTGAATTGCTTGTCAAGACTCTTTCTGGCAAAGGGGCCGGTGAGATGTTTATGGATCCGACAAATTTCTAAATACTCTAAAAGAGTATAAAGAAATGAAAACATACGGCCAGTTTTTAGAACAGACTTCTATTGCCGATAGGCAACGTCTAGAGCGTGAACAAAGGCAGGCAATGCTAGACCAACAGGCCAAAGAGAGGGAAAAAGAAAGGGAAGACAGGGCGGCCCAACTAAAGGCCGAACAAGAAGAAAGAGAGGCCGAAAGAGAAAGAGTTCAAAAAGAGCGCGAAGATGCGGCTCTTAGACAAAAACTACAAAGACTAGAACAGCAATGAAATTTACCATTTATTCAAAACACGGTTGTCCATACTGTGATAAAATTAAGTCTGTGATGTTCACGTATAACTTTGAACATACTGTTTACACCCTTGACGAGGATTTTAGTCGTCAACAATTTATTGATAATTTTGGTCCGGACTCAACTTTTCCTCAGGTTATTCTCAATGATCAAAAACTCGGCGGGTGCGTCGATACGGTTAAATACTTAAGGGAGAATAATCTTGTTTAATGGAAGAAACTTTCTATGATGTTGAACGGGCCATAGATTTTGCCTTTAAAGAAAAGAAGTTCGTTATGAACTTTTATTCGTACCTTAAGGTAAAAAATGCCCGAAGAATCGACGCCCAGGACTTTAAAAAGAGTAATGTGGCAACAAATATAAGAACCCTGGCCGAAGAATTAAATTTGTATCTCCAAGGAGGTCAGTCCGAGGATGCCAAACAATTAAGGGAGGCTTATGGTCACTTATCAAAACCAGAGGCTAGGAAAATTATGAATTATATTTTAGGTTTTATTTCTGACTGTGATGTTTATATAAAAGAAAAGAATGCCAGAAAATCCAAACGAAAACCTAAATAGTAAAAGAAATCGGGGATTCGATTGGATGCTTGATTCAAAAAGTAATAATAAGCAGGAGGAACACTTTTTCAATTTTAACTTGCAGAAGTCTGTTTCTCTTTTCTCTAGAAGATTTCAGTTTTCTGTAAGTCTGACCGGAACCAAATCTAAGGAGAAAACAGATGTATTCAATAGCAATTTTCATTAGTGTCATTTTAGTATTATTGCTTTTTGTGGTCGGGGCGATTGTTGGTTGGATCGCTTCACATTATATGAACAATAAAGAACCAGACCAGCCTTTTATCCATCCCGAATTTCTAGATGCTTCCGGAAATATTTTACCAGACGAAATTATTGCACTAAGATTTACACCAAAACTTGACATACATGAGGACTATTTCGATGACACAGACTGCGACGGCGAAGAAGCCCAAGACTACACAAGTTGAACTACCATCTAATCCATTTCAACATGAGATTCTAGAACTGGCCTGTTCACAAAGAACCAAGGCCAAGAAAATTGAGGTTCTCCAAAAGTATCAAAATGATGCCCTAGTGGCCCTTTTTATCTGGAATTATGATGATTCTGTAATTACTGTTCTCCCTCAAGGAGACGTGCCTTATTCAAGCAATCCAGATATTGCCCCTGGAAATGATTCTCTTTCTGAGGCAATTAAAAAGCAAATTGATGATAAAATGGTTGATGCCGTTGGAGGAAACCTAAAAACGACTCTCAGAAATGAATACAATAAGTTTCATTTCTTTATTAAAGGCGGTGATGATACTCTGAGTTCTATTCGACGCGAAACTATTTTTATTCAGATGCTAGAGGGGCTTCATCCAAAAGAGGCCGAGATTATGTGCCTCGTAAAGGACAAAAAACTGACCGATAGGTATAAATTACCATTCGATCTTATTCAAGAGGCCTATCCTTTCATCCGATGGGGTGGGAGGTCATGATGTGGTCAGAAGAGGAAATGCTAACATTACCCAAAAGGTATAATTGTCAACTTCTTTTTGCCAATGCCACAATGGCCCAGGCCAAGGATAGAAGCCTTCCTAAGGATGCTTATCTTGTTTTTTATGAAAATGAACAGGGCTCGGTTGTGATGGACGTTTGTAGATGCAGCAAACGGGCCAGTTTATTTGATCTTTATTATGACAAATTCCGGAACGTAAAAGACATTCGTTTTGGTTATGGTAACGTGAACCCTAAACTCTGGGGAGAACAGGATAAAAAAGAAAAGAAAAGGAGGAATTCTTAAATGTCCGCTGGTTTTGGTGAGGGTAATAAACTCAAACTATCAATAAATAAACAAGAAATTAACAACATTATCAAAAAGTATAAAAAGGCAAAGAAAATTATGAAATCAAATCTTTATCAGGTTCAGGTTATGGATGAAACCGAGACTTATATTTCGGGTCTGATCCAAGAGGCCGAGGCGGATCCTCCCGTAGACTGATGGGTAGCCACTACATTTTAAACCTGTATGGGTGTAAGTTTGAACTTCTAGACGACCTAGAGTTTCTTTTAAACCTACTTATTGATTCGGCCCTTCTTTGCGAAGCCACTATCTTACAAAAATCTTATCATAAATTTGAACCACAAGGAGTTACAATTATTTTGCTACTAGCCGAGTCTCATATTTCAATCCATACTGTCCCCGAAAAGGGAGAGGCCTATGCAGATGTTTTTACATGTAGTGAGGTTGATCCGGTTGTTGGGTGTCATAAAATAATCCAAGAACTGAATCCAGAAAGTTATAATTTGGAGTTTATTGCACGATGAAGAATGAACGAATAAAATTGATCATAAAAAACATTGAACTTCTTCTTGAGCAACTAAAATTAGAGACGGTTGATGAAGGAGTTATGCCTACTAAAAATGAAAATGTTATTGATATCCGGGATCTTATAACCAAAGATGATTATGAGGATCCAGAGTATTATGAAGAGCCCGAGTTTAATTTACCAAATGTTTCTGTAAGATGGAGGAACGATGATGTTTGATTTGACTGATTTTGAAAAAGGTCTGGGTAATTTTTCAGACCGAGTGGAGATTATTGTTGGGTTAGAAATGGGTGATAAGCTCACTTCTGATGAGGCTTATAAGATGATTAAAGAAGAGTTTAAAAAACTTAAAAAACTACGTAAGGAAAATTGATTATGCGACCAGTAAAAGCAGCCGATCTTCTTGAATTAGATAAACGTTTACAGACAGTGGTTCTTCAGTGTTATCCTATTCCTGAGCAGGTTATATACCAGGCAGCAAGAAATGATTATTCTGAAACACCTATTCATGAACAAAAAATTCCTTCTCCGGCAAAGTGCGGGGAATGGGTTGTAGAAACTCTTTTGGCTAATGAACGCCATCATTGGGGCTGCGCCGAGCATCCACAGATTACATTTTCTGTTTCTGGATATGTTCATAGCGTAATGGTGCAGGCCAGAACTCATCGAGTCGGAGTTACTTTTGACTGCTTAGCAGGAGAAAGTTTAATTACCGTGAATAAAAGAAAAAAAGTAAAGACTACAACTATTTCTCAGTTGTATGAAATGTATACTAAAGGAGAAGAACTTCCTTTAGTCCGAAGTCTTAATGAAGATAGGGGTTATTTTGAATATTCAAAGATTGGAAAAGTATTTAAAAACACGGAAAAAGATCTATATCTAGTTACCTTAGATGATGGAAAGCAACTAAAGTGCTCAATGGACCACCGAATTTTCACTGAAAGTGGATGGCGGCGCCTTAAAGAACTTAGTGTAGGCGATAAGGTATCCTGTAATGGCGTATCTTTGGCCTTAATTGGTGAAGCCAGGGAAAAGTATACTAATCCAGTTTGGTTGGCGTCAGAATTAAAAACTAAGACGCCAATGCAAATATCTGAGGAACTAGGAGTCTCTTATGAGGTTATTAAAAAATATGCTTATAAATTTGGGTTAACCTGGGAAATTAGGAAGGACCATAATACTGGTAAAAAACTGGATACCTCTCATTTTACCGAAGAGCAAAGAAAATTGCGAAAAGAAAATGCAATTAAAAATATTTCTAAGGCTCATGAAAAAATAGAAGAATGTGGTCATCCTGGTAGAAAACATCCGGATAATACAGAAGTCAGAGTTTATAATTGGCAAAAATATAACAAAGAAAATATTCTGGATCATCATGGAAGGATCTGCTCTAATTGCGGGGCAACAACTAAACTTCATTGTCATCATAAAACACCTGTTAAAGAAGACATCAATCAAGCGTATAACATTGATAATTATGAGATCCTGTGCTCTAGTTGTCACGCTAAAGAACATAAGGCATTAAGAACACACTTTGTTTCAATTTCTTCAATTGAGTTTTTGCGGACTGATATTACTTATGATATTGAGGTTGATGGAAAATATCATAATTTTGTTTGCGACGGAGTTGTGGTACACAATTGTCAATCTCAACGCTATACGGGTAAACGAGTATTAAAGGTTGTCAACGACGAACTTCCAGTTGAAGACGTTTTTTATATTCGTCCTCCAGGGTATTATACAAATCGTCAAGGTAAAAAATATGATTGGACCCTCGCTGACTATAATGATGAATTAGATTTCATTTATGAGGGGTGTAAGAGATACGCAGCAAAGTATGAAAAGGGGATGTGTGAGGAACACATCAGAGATTATCTCCCACAAGCTATTCGTCAAAACTTTGTAGTATCATTTAACCTCAGGTCTGTTCTACATTTTATGGATCTTAGGGCAAAGATGGACGCCCAACTAGAAATTCAGGCCCTCTGCGCCCAGATGGCACCTCTTCTTGAAAAATGGGCTCCTAATGTCTGGAAGTATTATGAAGAAAAACGCCTACATAAAGGTAAACTAGCCCCATAAAACTTATGAAATCCTATTGTATAAAAGACCATGAGACTGGTCATGTTTTCAAGATTCTTCTAACCGAAGAAGAACTTTTAGAATTTCTGGCCGATAATCCAGAAATGGATGAATGCGTTGATTGTGTCGAATGTGAAGACGCGAGTAGTATAACCTTGGAGGATTATTGATGCCTTTATATCCAGTAATAAACAAAAACACAGGTGAAACAAAAGAACTCAGCATGACTATTTCTGAGTGGGAAAAATGGAAAGAAGAAAACTTTAAGGACGGGTGGGATCGGGACTGGAGTGAAGGCTGCGCATCTGTGGCTGAATCAGGATTTTGGCAAGATAAACTGTCTAAGTCCCATCCTAGTTGGAATGATGTACTTAAAAAAGCAAAGAAATCAGGCGGCATGAACGCAAGAATGGAAACTTTATGACAAGATCACGCGCTCACCGTAAATCCAGGCAACAAGCAAACATCCCGCTAAACAAGAAAAAAGAACAATCTCCATTAATAACTCTTGATCATCTAGTCGAACTGCAACCATTGACGAAAAATCAAGAGAGACTTTTTGATTTTTATGATGAAGGTAAAAACATCGTGGCTCATGGATACCCTGGTACTGGTAAGAGTCTTTGTCTTCTTTACAAGGCCCTAGAAGAAGTCCTGGATCCATCAACTCCTTATAAAAAGGTAATTGTCGTAAGATCAACTGTTGCAACCCGCGACATTGGATTTCTCCCTGGATCAATTTCTGAAAAAATTGCGGAATTTGAAGTACCTTATAAGTACATGATTAAAAATCTTTTTGATTTTAATTCTGATGAAAAGTATGAGATGCTTTATGGGAACCTAAAGGCCCAGAAGAGTTTTTACTTTATGCCGACGAGTTTTATTCGTGGGATGACAATTGACGAGGCCGTTATAATTGTTGATGAATTTCAAAATTGTAATAATCATGAATTAGACAGTATCATTACACGAGTCGGTCTGGATAGTAAGATACATTTCAGTGGAGACATTGCCCAGTCGGATCTTATAAAAAAATCAGAAAAAGACGGGGCCGCATTGTTCTTGAAGATTCTTGGTCAAATGGAATCTTTTGAGACGATTAATTTTGGTATTGATGATATTTGTAGGTCCTCTTTGGTTAAAGAGTACATTGTTGCAAAACACAACCTTGGATTATTCTCAGAACCCACTTGACAAATCCAGGAGACCATGCTACAATTACACCATGATCAGAGCCAGATAAAATGTTTATACACAAGCCGATAGAAGTTCCAAAGTTAGAGCGATTCCACATAGACGGAAAACGTTTTTATAAAAAAGTAGATTCTGATGAATTAAAGAACTACATTTCTATTACCACGGTTACTTCTCATTATACTAAAGAAAAGTTTGCTCTATGGAGGCAACGAGTTGGAGAGGAAGAGGCCAATAGGATCACCAAGGCCGCAACGACAAGAGGAACCCAGATGCACTCTCTTGTTGAACATTACCTGGCAAACGAGCCCTTACCAAAAGCGGCTCCTCTACCTAGAACCTTATTTGAAATTATCAGGCCAGAAGTAGACAAAATCAACAACATTATTGGTGTTGAGATTCCTCTTTATTCTGATTATTTCGGTGTCGCCGGTACCGCAGACACTATCGGTGAATACAACGGCCAAATGAGTATAATTGACTACAAAACTTCTGCAAAAGTCAAACCAAGAGAGTTTGTCGAGAATTATTTTGTACAGGCCGCTGCATATTCCGCGATGTTATTTCAGATGACGGGTATAAAGGCTAAAAAATTAGTTATTATAATGGCATGTGAAAGTGGTGAAGTCGAAACGTACATAGAGACCGACATTATGAAATACCTAAAACTCCTACAAAAATACATTAAAAAGTTCAAGGACGACCATGAAAACCTTTAATTATAAACAAGAACTACAAAAAGAACTAGAAAAGAAGTTCCACTCGCCAGAAAAGTTTTCACAAGAAATCGAGAACCTAATCATAAAAAACCCAGAATATAACTACATCACCGCAATTGTTGAATACTGTGATGCTAATGATATTGATGTGGAACTAGTCCCAAAATTAATCACTAAGCCACTAAAAGAAAAACTCAAGTGGAACGCGACCGAACTTAACTTTTTAAAGAAAACATCCCTAGGAAAACTCCCTATCTAATGTCCCCCTTTGAAGTTTATGAAATGTATCTGGCCATAAAGATGCATTTCACCCAACCGTCTTATGATTACTTTAAGTATTCTGGTAAGGTCAAATCAAACATCGAATCATTCAACAAAAGAAAGGACAGATACTTCTTTGAAAAACTCTCAAGAAAAAAGGCCAGAAAAGACGTTTTGAATTATTTTGTTTCAAACTTTATAGAATCCTCTGATCCGTCTAAAATGTGGGTCGGGGAAATGAAAATATCTGGTGAGGATAATTACTTAAAATGGAAAGGACGGGTTCATTCTTTTACTTATTTGTTTGAGTCTGATTTAAACACCCTAACGGAAGATTGTCATCTTTATGAGGCGATTATTTCAAAATCGGGTCATCCAAAAATTATAAAGTCCTATCTGGCCGGGAGAATCTGTTTAGAATCAGTTGTTGTTATGGATGACCTGACGAAGTTTATGAGTAAGTTGCCTGGGTCTTCTGATCCTGTTTTGGAGATTATTCGTTCCAGGGTTAGTAAGTACAGACCATTTTTCGTTTATGATAAAGACTCTGTTGTTCGTGTAATTAGGAGTAAAATGTGATGGATTATGAGACGAAAGCGAAATTAGCGAGGAGTGAAGATACCCCTGTCGAAGTTTTAGAAGAATTGGCGACTGATGAAAATTCTGGTGTTCGCTCCTGGGTTGCAGAAAACCCAAACACACCACCAGAAACTCTAAAACTTCTGGCGACTGATGAAGATTCTTATGTTCGCTACTGCGTTGCACAAAACCCAAACACTCCAACTAAAACCCTAGAACTCCTGGCGACTGATGAAAATTCTTATGTTCGCTACTGTGTTGCAAGAAACCCAAATACACCATTAGAAACCCTAAAACTCCTGGCGACTGATGAAAATTCTTATGTTCGCTACTGGGTTGCACAAAACCCGAACCGAACCGAACTTATCGAACGACTGGTTCTTATGACCAATTATAAACAGGAGGTGGGCTGATGGATTATGAGACAAAACTAAAATTAGCGAGAAGTGATGATACCACTATTAAAATTTTAGAAGAATTGGCGACTGATGAAGATTGGGAGATTCGTGACTATGTTGCAGAAAACCCAAGCACCCCAACAAAAACTCTACAACTCCTGGCGAGCGATGAAGATTATGTTGTCCGCTACTGTGTTGCACAAAACCCAAATACACCACAAGAAACGTTAAAACTTTTAGCGACCGATGAATATTGTAGTGTTCGCTCTAGGGTTGCCGAAAATCCAAGCACTCCATTAGAAACTCTTCAGCAACTAGCGATTGATGAAGATTCCTGGGTTCGCCATCGTGTCTCACAAAACTCGAACAGAACGGAACTTATAGAGAGGCTGGTTTTTATGACTAATTATAAACAAGAGGTGGGCTGATGAATTTTCAAACAAAACTAGAATTGGCAAGAAGTGTTGACACTCCTGTTGAGGTTTTAGAAGAGTTGGCGGCTGATAAAGATTGGGAGATTCGTGGCGGGGTTGCTCATAACCTAAATACACCAATAAAAATCCTACAACTCCTGGCGACTGATGAAGATTTTTATGTTCGCGCTCGTGTTGCACAAAATCCAAACATACCATTAGAAATCCTACAACAATTAGCCACCGATGAAGGTCATTATGTTCGCTACTGGGTTGCAGAAAACCCAAACCGAACCGAACTTATCGAGAGACTGGTTTTTATGACTGATTATAAACAAGAAGTGGGCTGATGGATTATGATTTATACGAATTACTAGAGAATATTGAAGATACTGTTTCAGATGATCATGAATTAAAATTGGAACTAGTAGAAAGTGAGGACACGTCATCGGAAGTTTTAGAAGATTTGGCGACTGATAAATCTGATTATATTCGCAAGTGTATTGCAAAACATCCAAACACTCCAGCGAAAATACTAGAACAATTAGCGACTGGTGAAGATTATGCTGTTCTCGCTAGTGTTGCAGAAAACCCAAACACCCCACCAGAAACTCTAAAAATTCTTGCAACTGATGAAGATTATTATGTTCGCTGCCGGGTTGCACTAAACCCAAACACCTCACAAGAAATTCTTCAACAATTTGCGACTGATGAGGATTCTAATTTTCGCGCCCGTGCCGCACACCACCCAAACACGCCACAAGAAACTCTAAAAATTCTAGCGACTGATGGATTTTGGATTGTTCGTTCTTATGTTGCAGGAAATCCAAACACAGCACTAGAAATTCTTAAACAATTAGCGACTGATGAAAATTATAGTGTTCGCCATTGGGTGGCACAAAACCCAAACAGAACCGAACTTATTGAGCGGTTGGTTTTTATGACTAATTATAAACAAGAACAATGAAATACGAACAAAAACTATCTGCTTCAAAAAATCTTACTACCCCAAGTGAATTATTAGAACTCCTGGCGAGCGATGAGGATAATTATATTCGTTGTTGGATTGCAAGGAACACAAAAACTCCATGTAATGTCCTAGAACAATTGGCGACTGATGAAGTTCCTGGTGTTCGCTGTGGGGTCGCACAAAACCTAGTCACCTCTCCGAAAATTTTAGAACTCTTGGCAGGTGATACGAATCATGAGGTTCGCTCTCGTGTTGCAGAAAATCAAAATACTGAGTCAAAAACTTTAAAGCAATTGATGACTGATGAATCTCCTTATGTTCGATATCTTGTCGCGGGAAATCCAAATACATCAGCAGATTGTTTAGAAATCTTGGCAACTGATGAATATTGTGGTGTTCGTGAATGTGTTGCACAAAATTTAAATACCCCAATAGAATCTTTACGGTTCCTTGTGTCTGATGAAGACCCCATTGTTCGTCAACGACTTGCATCAAACCCAAATACACCACCTGATTCTTTAAAACTTATGGTAACCGATAAAAATTGTGTTGTTCGTGAACGAGTCGCAGAAAACCCAAACACATCATCAGAATCTTTAGAAATTTTGGCATCTGATGAATATAATGGTGTTCGTAATTATGTTTCACAAAACTTGAATACATCACTTAAGGCTCTACAACTTCTGGCGACTGATAAGCATTTTGCTATTCGCCATTATGTTGCACAAAACCCAAACAGAACAGAACTTATTGAGCGGCTGGTTCTTATGACCAATTATCAGTCGGCTAAATAGACAATAATGGGTTGGTAAACCTGTCAAAAAAGCTTCCGGTTTAATGTTATCTATCGTATTAAAAAATGGATTTTAAACAACTTAAAAAACAATCTTCCTTAGGTTCTCTGACTGAGAAACTTCTTAAGGAAGCAGAAAAAATGGGATCCTCCTCTTCTGAGAAGGACAGTCGGATTTTTACGGTTGAAAGAGATTCTTCGGGTCTCGGAATTGCGATTATCCGTTTTCTCTCACAGCCAGAAGGGGAAGATTCGCCGTTCATCAAAATTTATTCTCACGGATTCAAGGAAAATAATCGTTGGCTTATAGAAAATTGTCCGACAAGTTTAGGCCATGATTGCGAAATTTGTAACCGTAATTCGGCCTTATGGAACAGTGGTATTGATGCAAATAAGAAAATTGCTAGTGCTCGTAAAAGGAAGTTAAATTTTTATAGTAACATTCTTGTGATCAAAAACCCGGCCAATCCAGAGCTAGAAAATAAAGTTATGTTATTTAGATATGGCAAGAAAATCTTTGATAAGATTATGAGTGCCATGAAACCGGAATTTCCGGGTGACCCAATTATTGATCCATTTTGTATGTGGAACGGTGCAGATTTTAAAATTAAGGTAAAAACTGTTAAAGAATCAGGCAATAACAATTCTTTCCCCAACTATGATGATAGCGTGTTTATGAACACTCGCGCCATCTCAGATGATGATGAGGAACTAGAAAAAATCTGGAAACAGTGCTATTCCCTTCAGGAACTTATTTCTCCAGATAAATTCAAGTCTCCAGAAGAACTCACCAAACGTCTAGATTACGTTCTAGGACCGGTTCAACAGCAGGAAGAAGAGATCGAGGAACAGTTTTCAACGACTCGGGAGCCTAATGTTATGGAAGACCTGGAAAGGTCCTTCAACCGCTCAAAGGATCCTCTAGAAGAGGATGGAGATGAGGATGACGATGTATTATCTCGTTTTCAAGAACTAGCCACATGAGTGACTAAATAGTAAGTTCGTTGAAACGGCAATCTCTACGAACAAGAACTGGTGCTCTTCGGGGCACCTTTTCTTTTGTAAAAAATTATTTGACTAAATAGTATTGCCGTTTCAATGAATAACAATGACTAACCAAAGTCCAAGAATTTACGTATACAAAATTACCTTTGAAGAGAACTCTTATTATTACTATGGGGTTCATAAGGAAGATGTTTTTGATGAGTACTACATGGGTTCACCTAAAACTCATAAGTGGGCTTGGGAATTTTATACCCCACAGAAAACAATCCTTCAAGTATTTCCTTACACTGATGAAGGATGGTTACAAGCAAATAATATTGAAGATAGATTGATTAAACCAGTTTATAATATTGATAAATGGTGTCTTAATGAGAGTTGTGGAGCATTTATTTCTTTAGATGCTTGTAAAAGAGGAGGACAAAAAACTGGAAAAAAACATAAAGAAAATAATACTGGTATTTTTAATCTTACTCCAAAAGAACGAACCCAAGCTAGTAAAAAAGGAGGCAATTCTTGTAAAGAGCGGGGAGTAGGTTTTTTTAGTCTTACAACAGAACAAAGAATTGAAAATGGAAAAGTTGGTGGTAATATAGCAAAAGAAAATAATCTAGGTGTATGTGGACTTTCTTTTGATGAATTATCTGCTGCTGGCAAAAAGGGTGGAAAAATAGCAAAAGAAAATAAACTAGGTATACATAGGTTATCTCCTGAAGAAAAATCAAAAAATGGAAAATTGGGGGGAAACGCCGCGAAAGAAAATAAAGTTGGGGTTCACAGTCTTTCTCATGAGGAATTATCTGCTGCTGGCAAAAAGGGTGGAAAAATAGCAAGAGATATGAAATTAGGCATTCACACTCAAACTTACGAACAAAGACAAGAAAACGGCAGAAGAGCTGGAAGATATATTGTGGAAAATAAAATAGGAGTTCACAGTCGCTCAAAGGAGCAAATGAGTGAAGATGGGAGAAAAGGGGGTATTACTCAAGGAAATAGACATAAGGAAAATAAGACGGGTGTTTGCGGTCGCTCAAAAGAAAAAATGACAGAAGATGGGAGAAAAGGGGGAAAACTAGGTTCTAAGAATACAAATTCACAAAGATACCAATGCACAAAAACTGGATATGTTTCAACGCCTGCTGGTCTTTCCGCCTACCAAAAAGCCAGAGGCATCGACACATCAAACAGAATCCGCCTTCAATAATCATAAATCCGACTATTTTCCCCCCGCTTCAACTTCCTATTAATAAACTGCGACCCGCCTTCCTTATAAGTCATAATCTCCTCTAAGTTCTCAAACAGCACATTCAAATACGTAGGTTTTAATATAAAAATATCCCTCTTCTTCTCTTCCTTTCTTACCTCATATTGATAATTCGTCACCTCAACAATAAAATCCGTAGATGGAATTAAAACATCCTGCTCGATTCCATCATCATAGAACCCAAAATAATACTCGCCATTATTTTCCACATAATTACCATTAGTGCTCCAGGTCGGGCTGATTCGTTTTCCCGCCTCTAAAAGAACCCGCCCTTTAGAGTCCTTTATTTCCAGGGTCTCATAATGATGAACGCCACCATAAAGATTTTCATAAAAACCATATTTTTGTAACATTACCTTATCGAATGTTTGTTGCGGAAGAGGCCATTCTTCTTGGACGTTTATTATATTATTAGAAAGAAAAATAACCCAGTCCAACGTAGGATCACCATAAAATCTTGATGCAATATTATCAGCCCTTTCATTCCCGACGATACTGTATTTTGTGAAGAAGGTTAGGTCATTAAAAATTTCTTCAAATAATTTGCCTCGTCTAAAGAAGTTTTTTATCTGAGTATATTCGCCTATCTTTGCATTTGGTAGGCGATTTATGTATTCAAAATTTGGGAGGTAGTCGAAATAGTGGGCCATTAGTAACCTATCGTATGGATAGAAGTTTCATTTGCTTGTTTTCCATAATCAGAAGCGTAAACTGGAGTTAGTTCTTTGAATTGCAGAGTGAGTCTATACATGACCATTGTTGCTTCAGTGTCAGCAAAAGTCATATAAGATCCCATCGGGGTATAATCAACAGTACAATTCTGGAGAGCACATTTTTTTATTCTACCTATAGATTGATGCTCTTTTGCCTCAACTGGGGTTGTCCTATTGCTTATCCTACCTCTCATATACCTAATTTGAAAGATATAAGGAGAATTTAAAAAGACCCCAGCAGAAAATTCACTACTTCCTAATTGCCCTAATTCCCCGATATTATCGCGGGTCGCCATATTTGATTTAAAAAAATAAATAATATCTTTTATTGCAGTAGCGTCTTTATCATCTTTTGCAAATAAGTCAAAGGCAAATGAAAATTGCCTTAATTGTGGACCATTGAATAATAATTCAATGTTGTTGTTTAGGATTGCACCAGTTGATCTCGTTAATAGATTATTAACCTGAACAGCCTGACCAGCCAGGGCAACTTTTATTGCAGTCGTGGCGGGGCTTCCTTCAGTAAATAAGTCTTTAAAACCATCTATTTCACCTAAATTTTTTGGATCAAATGCGTTAGTATCTGATCGAGCAAGATTTAAAGAAGCATTTGCAAAAACTCTCTGTAGTTCCGAAAGCCGGTCGTCCAACCAGTCAACACTATTTGTGTCACTAATTTTAGTAATCGGTAAAACAACAAATGGGGTAGATTCTACTCTTTTATATTTTTTATCCTCTCTATTTCCACCGACCCCGGCAATTACAATATCTTGCCCTAGTGTTGATAGGCTTCTACTTTCCGGATTATATTCATAAACGCTGAATTGTACATGATCCTGATCATCGCTAATATCTTGTGGATATTTCAAAAAAGTGCTTTTTGTGCCTATATTTCTATACTCAATTGTCGTATAAGCCTCTTTGGGTATTGTAATAGAAAATGGTTGATTCTCCGTTATCCCGGCTTCTGCTAGAGATTTCTTACTTTCCTTTACTAAATCTTTATTATTCTTTTGCTCATCATCAGTCGCCTTATCAGTTGGGGTAAACTTTCCATCTTGGTCATAAGAACCAATAGTCACAAAGGTAGTTGTCGATGCCCTAGGAGATGGTCTATCTTCCCGTTGAATTAAAGTTTTCCCCTCTTCGACTATTC